AATTTGAAAAATGAAAGGTAAAGGTGAATTATAATGGCTAAATTCGATTTGAAAACATTTAATGCACAGGCATTTGGAAAGTATGTTGATATTGTTCCAAAGCTAAAGAAAAATGAACTGGTGAAGTCTAAGGCATTGCAGCCTAACAGCCAAATCAAACAGGCATTCAGCGGTCAGACTGGGGTTGTTTATGCAACCATTCCTATGTTTGGCAGAATTGATGGAACACCACTGAACTATGATGGTGCAACTGACATCACTGCAACCAACACAACTACTTATGAGCGTGGTGTGATGGTTATTGGTAGAGCAAAAGCCTGGGTTGAAAATGACTTTGCAGAAGATGCAACAGGTGGTGCAGGTTTTATGTCCAATGTGGCAAAACAGGTTGCTGAATATTGGGATGAAATTGACCAGGATACCCTGCTTGCAATCTTAGAAGGTATCTTCTCTATGACTGGTGCTGCAAACTTGAAGTTTGTAAACGGTCATACCTATGACATCAGTGGTGCAGTTGGTGGTGTTGTCAATGCTTCGACATTGAACACTGCTATTCAGCAGGCAAGTGGTGACAAGAAATCCAAGTTCACTATTTCCATCATGCACAGTGCAATTGCAACAAACCTTGAAAACTTGAAGTTGCTTGCATACATGACTTACACTGATGCAAACGGAATTGAAAGACAGCTTGAACTTGCAACTTGGAATGGCAGAGCAGTCATCATTGATGATGGTATGCCAACAGAAGATGTTGCTGCTGTTTACACTCTTACTGCTGATGAAGCACTTGATGCAGCTAAGACTTACTACACAAGAAGCGGTTCAGCAGGTGCTTATGTTTACACTGCTGTTGCTTCCCCACTGCTTGCAAACATTGCAACCTACTATGAATTGACTGCTGATGCTTACACCAAATACACCACTTATGTTCTTGGAAATGGTGCGTTTGACTATGAAGACATTGGTGCAGAAGTTCCTTATGCAATGGTTCGTGATGAAAAGACAAACGGTGGACAGACTTACCTTTACAGCAGACAGAGAAAGGTTCTTGCACCTTATGGAATCAGCTTCACAAAATCTTCTGTTGCAACCAATTCCCCAACTGATGCAGAACTGAAAACTGCTGCTAACTGGACACTTGTCAATGATGGCAGTGGTAAGTATTTTGACCACAAAGCAATCCCTATTGCAAGAATTATTTCCAGGGGTTAATGAAAGGACAGGTGATGATGTATGAGTTTGACAGATGTTCATAAAACAGTCATCACTAACATCAAAGCAATGTTGTATGATAGCAGCTTACTTTCTTATAAAGTGTCAGTTCCATCACAGGAACTGACACTGGAAGTAGTTGCTGATGATGTAGTTCCAACTTCCACACAAATCAGGTTCAGTGATGTAACACCATTCACCCCTGGGTATATTGTGGAAGTTGGTGATTATGTCATTTTGCGGTTGGATGAATTTCTAATTGATGTTATATCAAGACTGGAATCATTTGGTTATACAGTGACAGATGGTGACAGTTGGATGATTGGTTTTGCAGTCCAAAAGGTTGAAAGTTCAATCAAGAATAAATGCAACATCACTTTGATTCCTGATGGTCTACATTACACAGCAGTTGATAAAGTGTGTGGTGAATTTCTATTCACTAAAAAACAAAGCGGTCAGTTAGTAGGCTTTGACATGAGTACAGCAATTAAGCAGATTCAGGAAGGTGACACAAATGTTACCTTTGCTTTTGGCAATGGAAGCATGACACCTGAACAAAGACTGGATGTGCTGATTGCTTATTTGGTGCAAAGCGGTAAAAGTCAATTTGTCCGATACAGGCGGTTGAAATGGTAAGAAAAGCTATTGAAAGCCTGTACAAAGATAAATGTTCCATTGTGGAATACAGGTCATACAAGAAAGCAAACAAATCCACTGGACAGAAAGAATTTACCGTTCTTCAAAATCAACCCTGTAAATTGTCCTTTTCCACTATCAAGAGCAACACAGAAACTGCAAGTGCTGAAATGGTCAAACAGGTGGTGAAGCTGTTCATTGCACCTGAAATTATCATAAAACCAGGGTCAAAAATAATCGTTGAACATCAGGGCAGGACAATTGCATATAAGAACAGCGGTGAACCTGGTATATACCCTTCACACCAAGAAGTGATGCTTGAACTGTTTGATGGGTGGTCATAATGAGCAGAAATGTGAAAGTTGACATCAAAGGACTTGAACAGTTCAGGGATAGATTACAACAGTTCAGTGATGAACAGGTTCAGATATTCATTACTTCATGTGCCAAAGAACTTGCTGCAAGGTTACTGGCTAAAGTCATTAAAAGAACACCTGTTGGTGAGTATGGAAAGTCCATCATGCGTGATGATGCAGGTGAAGCTATCCGATTGAAAAGCGGAAAGAACAAAGGCAAAGTCAAGAAGCAGGTGGTCAAAAAAGGTGGCACACTTAGAAGGGGTTGGACAGCTAAAACCGAAGCAGAAGCTGAAAGTGGCACAGGCAGGGGTGCAGATGCAGTTGAATATGCAAATTCACTTGCTATAAGAAAAGTGGACAATGCGTACACAATAGAAGTCATCAACCCTGTTCACTATGCATCCTATGTTGAATTTGGTCACAGAACTGCTAACCATAAGGGTTGGGTTGAAGGAAAATTCATGCTGACTATTTCAGAACAAGAACTTGAAGCTGATGCACCAAGGGTGATTGAAAACAAGTTGATTAAATACCTGGGGGAATGCTTCAAATGATAAACAAAATTATTGATGGTATATGTGAAAAATTAAATGAATCATTCGGTGATGGGTATGAAATTTACACTGAGTTGAAGAACCAGGGTTTGAAAGAACCCTGTTTTTCCGTTATGTGTGTGAATCCCATCAGCAATCAGGTGTTAGGCAACCGCTATTTCAGGAACAATTTGTTTTCCATCCTGTACTTCCCTTCATCAAAAGAACCGAAAAGCGAAACCAATGCGGTTCTTGAAAACTTATACCTTGCACTGGAAACAATTACAATCAAGGAAATACTTCCTGATGATACAGTCAAGGAAAGTTTGGTCAGGGGAACAAACATGCGTGGTGAATTAGTTGATGGTGTTCTGAACTTCCTTGTGAACTTCAACATGTTTGTTTACAAGGTTGAGGATGCAGACCTGATGGAAGAAGTGGTTCAAAAATCTGATTTGAAGTGATGAAAGGATGATGTGCGATATGGCAAAAGAAAACAAAGAAACTGATGCTGTTGAAATTAAGTTTTCAAAAAGTCAGTTGGTAGAATCCAAGCGGTTCAGCGGTCAGAAAGATTTGCTGAACACCATCTTGGAAGATGACAAGGAATACACACTTGAAGAAGTGGTTTCCAAGGTGGAAAAATATATGAAAGGTAAGGTGAAATAATATGGCACTGGGCGGTGGTACTTTTGTAACACAGAATAAAATCCTTCCTGGCAGCTATATCAATGTAATCAGTGCAGCTTCCGCAAGTGCAGAACTGTCTGACCGTGGTATTGTTGCAATTCCCCTGGAACTGAAATGGGGTCAGGAAGCTGCTGTCATCACAGTTGAAAAGGGTGATTTCCAAAAGAACTGCTTTAAGCTGTTCGGTTATTCCTATACTGATGATGAAATGAAACCTTTGCGTGAAATCTTCATGAATGCTGTTAAAGTGTTTGTGTACAGATTGGGAACAGGTGTGAAGGCACAGAACACCTTTGGAACTGCAAAACATGCAGGTACAAGGGGCAATGCAATACAGGTTGTAATTGCAACCAATGTTGATGATGCAACCAAATCTGATGTAAAAACCTTTGTTGGCGGTCAGCTTGTTGACAGTCAGACGGTTCTTACAACTGGAAAGACAGATGCACTTGCTGACAATGACTTTGTTGTTTGGAAAGCTGCTGTTGCACTTGCAAACACAGCAGGAACAGCAATGACAGGCGGTGAAGATGCAACTGTAATTGGTGCAAATCATTCAACTGCACTGGGTGCTTTGGAAGCTTATGCTTTCAATGTACTAATTTGTGATTCGGATGACAACACCACAAAGGGATTGTACTTCAATTTCACAAAGCGTATGCGTGATGAAATCGGGGTCAAGTTCCAGTGTGTCATTCACAAATACACAACTGCTGACTATGAAGGTGTTGTTTCTGTTGAGAACAACACAACCACTGAAATGGTTTACTGGGTGGGCGGTGCTTTGGCAGGATGTCCAATCAATAAGTCCTTGACCAATAGACTGTACAACGGTGAATACACCGTCAATGTGGTTTACACACAGACAGAACTTGAAGCTGCACTGCTTGCAGGGAAGTTCATCTTCCATGCGGTGGGTGATTCTGTCAGAGTGCTTGAAGATGTGAACTGTCTTGTCACCACAACTGCTGACAAGGGTGACATTTTCAAGGACAATCAGACAATCAGAGTTATTGACCAAATTGCAAATGACATTGCAACATTGTTCAATACAAAATACCTGGGTGTTGTTCCGAATGATGCAT